GTCTCGTTTTGATGTTCCGTAAAGGTATCCCTTCTTTTCAAACGGAACACTCAATATACTGTCTTGATCATAAAGGCGACCCAGCTTAATCAAATCACGTTCAAGCTGACCACCATCATCGCCGTCGATCTTGTAGTTTGCGACGAAAAAGGATTCTTCTCCAACTTCCTTTTGAGTCTCGCTACCATAGTTTTCAAGATAACTACCCTTCACCTTAATGACCGAGTAGCCAGCATTCATTAAATACGCGAGAACCTTTTTGTTATTTGCCTTATTCTCTGCCTTGGTTTTGTCACCCCGAAAGGCAGTGACCGCACCAACAGCATGGTTCTTCGTTTTTTGATAAATTCTATTAAGACTAGCTTCGGTGAGATTTTCTACCGAATTCATATAAATCTCCTATTGAGTTTTATTTCCGATATTGTATTTAGCAATTAAATCCCAATCGTTCTTGTCTTTATGAGTAATTATCTTTATCTGACCCAGAGGAACCAAAGGTTCGGCACTCTTATTTACGTCAACTAAACTCAATAACCCCCACTCAGCCAAGAGATTCACGATGGTATTTCTGCGACCAAGATCATTCTCATTAAAATTAGACGCTTTTCCGTCTAGAGCAAAAAGCTCTTTGAAATGTACAATGTAATACTTGCCGCGTTTATGTAGTATATGACAGGATTGGAATAAAGCCTTTTCTTTACGACTAGCAATGCCAATACGAGTGAGTGTTTCTCGAATCTTCAGAAAATCTTCATCATCTGCTAATTCAACTTCTGCCAATGAATCTAAGTCAACTGGAACAGACTTATCATTGTCTCTGCCTCTTTGATCGCTTTCCATTTTGAAGACCACCTCGTTTCAATCGTTTATGAATAAGAGATAGCTGGTCGCCCGTCAACACTTTGGCAATTTCATGAGCCTTTCTAAAGTTACAAGAATAATACTCTTTGATCGCATCAATGTCTTCATTTTTTTCAGGCTTCAACCATCTCGAAAACCGCTTCTTCTTTCTAATAGTATTTAGCAGATAGTCATTCTGCAAACGGCTGTCGAGGTGTCCCCGAAGGTTAACTTCATTTGCATGAAGCACTGTATCCTGAAAATATGACAAACTACGATTTACTACAAAGGGTACATACTCATTTTCTGTTAGGGGATCTTCATCCATTAAATTCTTCTTGCTAATGTTAATAGCAGTCAGAAAATCTCCCAGTTTAGCCATTAGTCATCATCCTCTTCTTTAGTAAAAAGCATTCCACTCTCGGCTGAATATCCAGATTCAAGATACTTAGCAAATCGAGCCGAGGCTTCTAGTGTTAGAAAGGGCCCGAAGACCTTTGCACTCGGCTCCAAGTCAAACTCTACGCTTTCAAAGTCAACGATATAGAATCCACTGTCTCTACTAACAGTGGAAAGATTTGTCGAAATGTCCATTACTTGTACTCCAATTCTTTCATTAGTTCAGTTAAACATGCTACCAAATTTATTTCTGCATCAGCCACAAAAGCTGCTTTATACTGATAATCCCCAATCAGAAGAACTGCCTGCGGAATGCTCTGCGGCTTAACATGCCCATACAATCCATCATAAACCAAACGATAAATTCGTGATGGGTCATTATCGAGATTATCAACCACCCAACTACGCATGTTCTTAAAGTTTTTATCCTTCAAAGACTGCATGAGCTGTTTGATCGACTGCTCCGTGATAGTCGTGAGAATACCCGCATCAATCTCACCAGACACAGAGTATCGCTGCAACTCATTGATCACTCGGCGAAAATCAGGAAAGTGTTTAGTAATCAGTTCAACCAGAACCTTTTCATTATACTTGACTGATTCCTTACCGAGAATCTCAATCACTCGCTTGAGCAAACTCATTGCGAGCTTCGGGCGATCCTTCTTGGAAAAGCGAAAATCAATAACACTACACCGACTATGAATCGGTTCAATGATACGATTTTTGAAATTACAAGTAAAGATAAATCCACAGTTCTTAGAGAACTCTTCAATAAACCCACGAAGTGCAGGTTGTGTCGATTGTGGATTAAGATAGTCAGCCTCATCGAGAATGACAATCTTCCGCTTGCCAGTGGAAGTGATGGAAACACCGGACGCAAAGCTCCTTACATCATTGCGAAGCGTGTCGATGTTTCCGCTTTCACTTCCATTAATGATGATATAATCCACACCCAACTCCTCACAGAGAGCGCGGGCAACAGTAGTCTTGCCTGTACCTGCGGTCCCTGAAAGAAGAAGGTTCGGAATATCACCATTAGAAACGAACTCAAGGAATGTATCCTTCAGACCTCTCGGTAGAATACAATCCTCAATAGTTCGGGGTCGATACTTTTGACACCAAATAAAATCATCACGAAGTTCCATAATATAATTATTCCTCTTTTATATTTTATCTAGCCAGTGGTAACTGTAGAATACGCAGATTCACTAGAGATCCAGTATTCCAATTGAATATCCCTATGAGTAAATTGACCGATTCCTTGACCAGAAATCTTGACATCATAATCCCCCGGAAACAGCTTCAGATTATCCACAATAAAGGTGGCACAGAAATCTTCATCAAATTCAATATTGTCTGCCTTGAGGTCGATATCAAAACTATTTGAAGATCCTTTCGTCTTATCCGAAACATTAGCAACAAATGGATTAGTCTGAATACTCACATGAGGGAGATTCAAAACACCTGCTGCCTTCCTAATTGACTTGAGGTTCTCATGAGTCAAAATAAACTCAAGATCCGCACTCGGCAAAGTAATATTATTCTGGGGAGCGGTTTGGATCAGAGTGGGATCAGTATAACCATACCGAATCTTCTGCTTGCCAGAACTCACGTCCACATAATCATTATCAAATTCAAATGCAGGATCTTCCAAAAGACTAATAGCACTAAGAAACTGGCTCAGTTCATAAATACCAAAATCCTTTGGGAAGGCTTCGTCTACAGTAGCCTTAGCCAGAATGTTTTTGCCAGCAGAGATTGTAAAAATATCCGACCCCGGATTAATTACAATAGATCCCTGAATTGACGAAAAGTTATTAAGAATAGAAAGTGTATCTTCACTGATCTTCATTATCATTTTCTCCATCATTAAGTTCACTAAAATGCATCAACAATAAAGTATAATGCATTGCCTTCAATAAGTCGAGTTTGTTCTTACCCTTCTTCCTTCCATAACGAGCAATGTACTTCATAGCATTCCCTTGACAGAAATGCTCCGCAACACCGATTGAATTTAACAAATCTTGAATTTGAGTACCATTGTCATCAGCCCCAACATAATGTTGGTTATATGTTTTTTCAATGTACTCTTCCACTTTTTTCAAATTATCTAATTCATTATATTTCCACATATCACTTCTTAGCTTTCTTTTCCTTTCGTTTCTTTCGTCGTTCTTCAGCCTCGGATCGCCTACGCTCGGCCCGAGTCTTTAATTGATCTTGATTCATCTTGGGGAATGGAATTGGCTCTTGCGGAGGCTGAATCTTTGGTGGCTGAATTGCTAAAGGTTTACCAGATCCAGCCATCTTCGCAACAGGCTTATCTACGACACCACCATGCGATGCGTTAGGAAGTTGTGCGATTGCAGGAAGGTTTCCAGCAAAGACATAAGAACCGATATGCTGTAGTTGCATCCACGGACACATCCAAACCTTGAAGCCAATCTTTCGCGACCACTGACAGAACATATAGTCTTCTGAAAGATACCGCCTAGACTGAGGATCAATGATTGTATCGAAGAATGCTGTGATCTCACGCGACCCATCGAAGTGTTCCGAACGATTGTGGTCAGGAAGATAACTAGCAATTTCTTTATACTCTTCAGCATACTTTTCAAATACCTTACGCTGAATACACATAAACCCAGTGCCACCTTCAAGCACCTCTACAGGTTCTCCGATAGCCATCTTTTGTGCGCCACCAACGGGATTGAAAACAAAGTCTCCAACATACTGCTCAAGTGAAGCAGGATTGCCATCTGGCGGGATGCCATATTCAACAGCGGCAGCAATGCGTTCCCATGCAATACACTTCTTAGGATACGGACCACAGACAATATCCTTATCGGAATCCTCATCTGCAAGTGCTACCATCGCGAGAACGTCATGAGGATTAAACCCGATGTCACTATCCAAGAATACCAAATGACTAAATCCAGATCGCATAAACTCATCGCAAATATAATTCCTTGCTCTAGTGATTAAGCTCTCGTTAAACAAATAAAAGAACCGAAGTTCAATTCCCATACTGGCACACATCGCAGCAAGATCGTTTGTTGCCTTAGTGTACATACCATGACACTGACCACCATACATTGGAGTGCCGATGAAAATCTTTTTCTTTCTCATCTCCTCCATAGATACTTCTAATTTCAATTCAATTCTCCTCATTAAATATAATAATATAATTATATTTGGTTCTTATCAACCCCTTACGGGAACACATTCATATAATATATATGACCGATTTTTATCATCGTCAAAAATATTATCCAGTAGATCCAAATCCACCGCTACGATCAGTCGTGCGGGCGGGTTTTTTGGAGGTTTCTATGATTCGATACATTTGATGAGCAACCAATTCACCCTGTGCAATACGCATGTGGTTTGTGATGGTCTGATGTTCACCGGACAAATTTATTACAGCAATAAAAATCTCTTCCTTATAATCATCATCTATAATGCCTTCTTGGTTAGCCAGAGCCAAGCCCCTTTTGAAAGCCAGTCCAGATCGGGGGTGAATTCTGAGAGAATGGTTTTGGGGAATGTCGGCAATCAGCCCAGTAGGAATTAACATCCTTCCCAATGGAGCAATAATCACCTTGCCGTCTTTTACTATATTATGTTTAAAGAGACAATCATTGGCTTTTAATTCTTGACCCTCAATTAAATAAGATTCAAAATCAAAACATGCTGATCCAGCCGTTGCCATCTTTGGCATTGAAACATCATCATACATTTTATAAACTTCAAGCTGACCATATCCTCGCATTAAAACAGCTCCTCATCATCTTGTAACTTCTCCCACGCTTTAGTCCAAAGAGTTTCTCCGGCTTCTCTCATGTGAGCAGGAAGGCATCTCTTATCATACGCCTGCCGCTGATCAATAATAGCATCAAACTTTTCATGCACAATATATTGTGCGCGTGATGGGCTGCATCGGATGTGCCGCGCTGATGCGAGAAAAATGGTTGATGGTCTTTTGTATACAAGAGACTCCAAAATGGTAGCATCTTCTTTATGACTCACAATCCCTCCGCAAATATCACAATTCATTTTAATTGAACCTCTTTACAAAATCAAGAACAAAACCAATATTGGCAATTGCATATGCACCAAAGGTGATTGCCATTCCCATCTCACCTTGTCTTATATAAGCAATCGTCTGAAACCCATACAGAACCCCCGTAATGATCAACGGAGCAGGAGTATCTGTCAAGAATCTAACCACGGAATCAACCATCAACAACACCTCTTCGTCTTCGGAGTCTCATGAATTTTACAAGTGCTTGCCCGATAGGACCATTCATTTGTGGAGTCGGATATCGGATGTGTTGAAACCGATTGCCTGTTATGCCTCGCCTAGATGCCTCTTGCAATTTGAAGAAGTCTGAAACATCATCAAACGAAAACGTGATAGTCGAATCGTCTGATCGTGAAATCTGAAAGATCGGCTCGCGAGCTTCGTTAGTTTTCCATCCAGCCGAACATGTTCCGCGCTCGAATGCAATAGGGCACAGTTCTTGAAGCGCGAGCGAGTGTTCTAGTTGACCATACAAATCATTGGCTCGCTCGCGCTTCTCAAACAGATCACTAAGAGTATCTTCAATATTCTTCATAACAAAATTATTCCTCTTAACCGAACATTGCGTACAGACTCAAAACTTCTGTAACTACAGGATGTCGCTCAATCTCAGACTTTGAGAATTCAACAGTTCCTATCATTTTACTATTCTTTTTTGCGAGCCTATCAGTGAACTTCTTTAGTCCATTATCCTGATAGCCGCGATCATGCTGGTCTAAATCTCCTGTAACTATAAGTTTACTATTATCCCCGATGCGAGTCAACAACATTTTCATTTGGTTATCAGTTGCATTCTGCATCTCGTCGGCAATGATTATAGAGTGTTTGAATGTTCGCCCGCGCATGTATGCAAGCGGAGCGATTTCTATTATGTTCTCTTTAATCATATAACTCAATTCACCCGAAGAGTAATACTCCTCAAAGACATCAAACATAGGTCTGGTCCACGGGCTCATCTTCTCGACCATTGTTCCCGGCAAAAATCCGTGCTGCTCATCAACACTTACTGCTGGGCGGGTAATAACAAGTTTTCTTACGCTTCCTTCCTTTAGACTACGAATTGCATGGAGCGTACTGAGTAGGGTCTTTCCTGTACCAGCCGGTCCTGTTGCAAATGTAATATGTTTATTTGGATTCTCCAAAAGACTTAACATGTATTGTTGTTTAAGATTGCGCGGTTTTATGATTACAGGTTTTTCTTGTTTCCGCGCAATTGCAGCACTCTCCTCTACTAGTTGTAGGTGTTGTTCCGCTTGCCGTACCTTGAGTCTTCTGTTTTTGCGTCCCAAATAAATCCTCCCACAGCCTCACAAAACTATTTAGCGATTTGAATATCTACTAGTCAGTCTCATTTGAATAGCATGTAGTCGATGATTTATATCATCAAGGATCGTCGTATCGGTTGCGGTATTATCCAGAGATTGAGAAATGTCATTGAGTGATGAAATACAATCAGACATTTCAGTTAAAATATAACGATCTTGAGGCGAAGACACTAAGCAATCAAGAAGCCCTAAAGAAACAAACCGATGACCTGAAGTAATAGTATTAACCCGATGAAGATATCCTGTAGGATAAAACAAAATTGTTCCGGCTGGTTCCTTAAATAAACTCACTCCATGCTCATGTTTAATTTCAAACTCACCGCCATCATATTCGCATGGATCATTTAAGAATATAGTAAAAGCAATATTAACTACAGTACCATGACCTGTACTTAAAAGGTCGAGATGCCAATCGTAATAATCATCTTGATCATATCGAGCTACTGTATTAAATATTGGATTAAACTCACCGCATGTAACTTTTTCAGCAGTGGTCGCAGATAGATTATTTCCAGCATCGGAAGACCAAATAGTTTCTTTAATGAAAGCGCGATCTATTACACTAACATGATGCGACCCCGGCCAGGTAGAATTATCAAATACAGTATTCTTCTGCCTACGAGCTTCCTCATCGCCATGAACACGTTTCCGTGGAATATCTTTAGCCATATTTAAAAGAATTTCTAATTGATTACGATTCAATGCATTTTCAATCTTCGTTATCATCTAGACCCTCCGGGCTTTTGCCGTCTATCAAATCGGACCAAAGCTGAGCATAAACTATACCAAACTCAGGACCGTGGTCGCCATATTTAAATGACTTGGCTTCTTCGACTTTTACATTCCCGCTCCATGTGATTGCATGGGCAAGTTCATGAATAGCAATTACCATACACAAATCTCGACCATGTGGAGTAGTCATGTAAACTTCATCGAATGCAATTTCGATATACTGAGTTTTCCCTTTTCCTTTGAGTTCTGTTGTTGCCCAACACCCTTCCATAGATTTCTTGGGCTTAAATGCAACTGTAATAGGAAAGGCGGGTATATGACCAGACCATTCCGATTGTTTAATAAGCGTTCGGACTGCTTTCCGTCCGTTTATATTTTCTTTGCTTAGACTCATTACTGTCCTTTTAATAAATGGTCGGGGATGCAGGATTTGAACCTGCGGCTTTCTGCTCCCAAAGCAGACACTCTACCAGACTGAGCTAATCCCCGTGGTGTCGGATGCGGGAATCGAACCCGCAAGACCATATGGTCGGGAGATTTTAAGTCTCCTGCGTATACCAATTCCGCCAATCCGACATAACATATTCATTTATTCTTTCGATCTTCCTTCCGTTTTTTCGCCGCCAAAAATCTACGTTCTTTACGATTTAGATATATGAGATCCTCGGGCAAAAGATCCTTCCAAGAATCGTCTTGCCAATTTAAACGAATATGCTCGGAACGGACCCCAAGTTGGTTTCCGTATTTCTTCTTAGAAGTTATTTTTTTTCTCATAATCATTATCCTTATCAAATTAAAAAATGGAGCCTTCTATCCGACTTGAACGGATGACCTGCTCATTACAAGTGAGCTGCTCTACCACTGAGCTAAGAAGGCATTAAAAATGGTGGAGGGAGGAGGATTTGAACCTCCGTAGGCATTATGCCAGCAGATTTACAGTCTGCCCCGTTTAACCGCTTCGGTATCCCTCCGATAATCATGTTAGCTATTGAACTTAGATATTCGATGTTTCAATTCAGAACTACTCCACCCATGACCCCTTGGAATAATTTCAATATCAATATCCAAATCGCTACCCGTAAAATCATTTCGATCTTTATAGTCTTCGCCTAAGAAACGAACACTCGGCGCTAGAGCTATTAACAATGTTTCAAGTTCATGCTCATGTTGATATACTACAATTTCATCTACATACTTGCAGGCTTGCAATTGTAAAAATCTTTCGGAAACCAATTGTACGACCACGTTCTTATGTGCTGGAAATGTGTGAAAGGCAGCGATCAAATGATCACACCGCTCGCTCGCATATCTCAAAGCACACACATGACCCGGATGAAGCAGATCCCAACACGAAGCAATTATTCCAGTTTTCATCAATCATCTCCATATTAAATTAAAAAATGGTGAACCCCCTGAGACTCGAACTCAGAACCTAAAGGTTAAAAGCCTTTTGCTCTACCAATTGAGCTAGGGGTCCACATGGCACACCCGATAGGACTTGAACCTATGACCTACTGCTTAGAAGGCAGTTGCTCTATCCAACTGAGCTACGGGTGCGTGGTATCAATCATTCATGACGGACCCTTCATCCAGTTTTCATCATCCGCACTGACCCACTCATCGTCATTATCATCATCAAGGCCTGCCATGAAGGCGGGATCGTCATAGTATGAATCGTCAGGCTCAAACACGTCACCGAGAAAATCAGACAAATCAACTCGGACCTTATTAATAGACAGTTTCAAGTGAGCAATGTCATCAGGATCTTTTAGATTATCCAACACGACACCTAACGGCGACAAAATCTCTTCAATCAAATTTTTCTTCATCATATTATCCTTATCGTGTAATGTTTACTACGAACAAGATCGCAGCCAGTGATAAATTAAAAAACATCAAACCTTTTTCAAGACGACCCATCAAAACTCCCCTCGTTTTCATCAACTAGAAACAATTCACCTTCCAATTGTGCAATAGCACTTGCTACCACATGATCAACAAGATCCCTATCAACATCGCCTTGTATACTATCTAGGTCAATTTGAATCTGGTCCAAAACCAATTCCGAAGCAATATCAAACGCATCAAGTGTTAGTGTAAATCCCATCATTCAATCTCCTCAATTACATTAAAATTATCATCCATACGTTCCGATACCCAACGACCATCTTGCCCCCACTTTTCGCAAGTGGAACATTTACAGTTAATAGATTCCAGCCACAACCAAGGACCGGGGGCATTTGATGAACGAACGAAACCTTTACCAAGTTCCCCATCAACAATCCGACCCACTTTCCAAAGATCGCCATGTTGACTGACACGATTCTTGCCGTGTCTCGTTTTACCTTTTAGTTTAACTTTCATGTTTTAAAAGTCTCCCTTGAGCCCAATGGTCTTCAGAACCTTGACTCGGTTGATGTGATTTTGTTTGATGTTACCGGGATTATATGTGTCTTCGGCATGACGCTTGATCGTTGCCGTCGCAATATAACAACAACCTTGTGCCAAAGGCGTATCCTGCTCGCTTTGAATATCTTCACTAAAACTAACGAAAACATTACCTGCTTCATCCACAAATGTGAAAACATCAAAGTTGCGACCAGTTGACTTTCGTTTCACAAACTTCAGAAAGAAATGTGCCCGTTCCGCCGGTTTGCCTACATGCATCGGGACATGACTAGAGGGAGGTCCGTCTACATAAGGACGGCTAATCGAAACAGATTCAACTAGCTTACCACTGATCCCTTTCTTTGGAACATCTTCCATATAATTATAACCATGACCATCGAGAACTACTTCTGTACTTGACATAACAACTTTCCTGAACGTGATAGTAAAATGAAACTGAATGAGTGGTGGGCTGGGTGGGACTCGAACCCACGACCATCCGGTTATGAGCCGGGGGCTCTAACCACTGAGCTACCAGCCCACTCACACATGAATATAATTCCTTATATTAGAAAGGAACCAGATCCGTCTTAACGCGGTCATCGTTACCAGCAACCTCCTCTACAGTATCATCAGCAGGAGACTTAGCATCGGCATCAATCTTCTTATAAAGATCAACAAACGATTCCTTCGTTTCCTCATCGAACCGAGCAACACAAAGCTCGACTGCCTTGAGACGATCACCGAAGATCGAGAACGCCTTGGCAATGTGAATCAATCGACGAGTCGCAATGATCTCGTCAACCCCACCATCGAAGAACGTCTTACGAATGGTGTCTGCCCAACTAACAAGCAGACCAGCAAACTCATTATCCTCGACACCGAGAATCTTGAGTTCCTTCGCAACGATCTTCTTCTCAACAGTCATCGAAGGATAGGATTGTTCAAACGTAATCGGGAACCGCTCAAGGAACGCTTCGTTCAGTACGTTAGTTCCGATGAAGCGACCAGCCTCATCACCCTTACCCTTAGTGTTTGCAGTAGCAACAATGTTGAAACCCGGAGCAGGCTCAACCACTTCACCAATCTTTTTGAGAAAGAGAGGCTTGCCTTCAAGCACCGGCTGGAGGCACATGATCTTATTAGAAGCAAGATCAATTTCGTCGAGAAGCAAAACAGCACCACGCTCCATTGCTTCCGTCACCGGACCCTTCTGATAAACGGTCTGCCCGTCAATCAATCGAAAGCCGCCGATCAAATCATCCTCATCGGTTTCAATAGTAAGGTTGACGCGAATGCATTCACGACCAGCCTTGGCACATGCCTGCTCAACACCGAACGTCTTACCGTTACCGGAAAGACCAGTGATGAACATCGGGTAGAACATTTCCGAAGAAATGATCGTATGCCAATCAGCGAAAGAACCAAAGGGAACGAAGTTCTTAGACTTCGCCGGAACCAGACTGTTAAGCAACTGAGTCCGAACCGAAGAAGCAGCAGCCGGTGCAGAAACTTCTGCATCAGTAACCGGAGTAGCAACCTTCTTGGATACCTTCTTCTTGGCTACCCGCTTAACAGCAGGACCAGCAGAACCACCCTCAAATGGAGCCGGGACCGAATAGAGTCCGCGACCAGCAGCAAACTTACCACCCATCAACCAAGTAGGGGTGGGAAGATCGTTATCCGCGCAGATTGACATAACCTGCGTTCGCGTAATGGTCGATCCGAATTCCTTCGTCGCAATAGCGATGAAAGCATTCTTGTCCGCAATAGTAGCACGACCTTGACGATTAGACATATTAAACATTACCTCTTTTTTTTATTTGAAATACAAACTAACATTGAGTGAAACAAAGTTTACTAAGCGATAGTCTCAATAAACTTCTTGAGCAGAACTCGGGACTTGATCTTGCCCTTGGAACCCTTCTTGAATGCCGTGCGAATCTGTGCAACCTTTGCACCATCGGCAACTGAATCAAGCGCATTGCCATCATCAATCTTCAGAGAAGAGCCGCCACGAATAGCGAAGCGAACATCATAACCACGACAACCAGTGACAACAGCACCGTCCTTCTTCAGAACCTCATACGCATCGTCGCGAGCATCTTTGCCCATCAGACCACCAAGCTCTTGCTTGGCAGTTCGACCATTCTCGGGAAGAACGAAGAACCCTACGATGCGAGCATCCGTGCGAGCCTTCAGACCTTCAAGAACGAAAGCAGTCTGATGCTTGCGATCATAACGACGACCCTCCGCCTTTTCGGTTTTACGAGTCGCTTCATCATAAAGAAACGTATCCGACTTATAATCAGTAAGGCCGGTTCGTATCGGTATGTCATTCCCTTGATGGTCAGCCCGATAGTAAAGGGGATTTGAATCCCCGTCGCTCAGAATAACAAGATTGCAAATCTGAACACCAGTCTTATCACGAAAATTCTTGACAAGACCAGAAGCCAAAATCATAGCATCGTTCAGTGGAGTTGAACCCAAGACATCCGCATCACACGGCTTCATGTAATACTTGTCAACCCAATGACCATCGCTACTAGTCCGATTCCCATACGAAGAATATGATGCCCAAAATTCCTTCATGAAGAAGATATATTCAAGAGCCTTCTTAAACATACCAGCCTTCAAGTCAGAAGAGATGAACTTCCGAAGGTATACCTCATGATCAATCATCACATCGTTATGATTATATTGATGAATGTCAACGGAAGCCAATGAATGAAGTGTGTCATTGAATCCATACACTTCAAACGGAATCTGAACCCGCTTGCAGAACAGAACCAGATTGATCAACTGCTCCAGAGTGCCAGCCATGTTAGGCTGCATGGAACCCGAAAGATCCAGCATCATAACCATGCCATGATTCTTGGCATCAGGCGCGATTGACTTGCGAAGGAAAAGATCCTCATCATACTTGTAAGCATGAAGTTTGCCGACGTTAATAACACCAGTACGAGCAGTTGAAGAACGTCGATGTTGGTCAGCAGCCTTCTTCATATCAAACTCTTTTGCCATCAAGGAGACGACAGGCTTGACCGAAGAAACATACTTCGCACACTCAGCCGAAAGCTCAGTCTGAAAAGCAGCGACATTTTCATCACCGTTTCGATTAAGATGATACTCCTGCTTATTAGCAAACTCCTCAAGAATTTGTTTCTCGTCATGAACATACTTCGTATAATCAACACGATCAAACGGGATCGCGCAGCGACGAGTAGCAGAACCAAATGAATCCGAAAGCGACTCTGCGTTATCACGACTAGCAACGTCCGTCTCAGAGGAAGGATCAAAGTCAGGATTAGCAGCGTCACTCTTGCCAGCATCCCCCGTAGTTACATCGCCGTCGCCGTCCTCGTCGCCATCATCGTCTGAATCGAAGTCGGAAGAATCATCACCATCATCGTCATCCTCATCAGCATTGGAACCAGAGCTTGCCGAATCATCATCACCCTCGTCATCACCCTCGTCATCACCGTTAGGCGAATTAGTTTCCGAAGAATCATCAGACTCGTCGTCCGAATCATCAGACGATTTATCATCATCAGGAGAATCGGAATCACCGTCATCAGAAGAAATGCCATCGCTGGAACCCGAATCGGAATCATCAGGCTCACCATCTTCATCAGGCTCACCATCTTCGCAAGGCTCACCCTGAGCATCCTGATCGGGATTGTCTTCAGTATCCAACATGTATTCATAAATGTCGGTGGCAAGAGCAACCGCTTCATCGAACGACTCAAGACCATAACCGCGATCAAGAAAACTTTTCTCATCGTCATTATGAAACGGAATCACCGAAGCAAGATCCGAACCACACTTGAATCGAATATTCAAGCGATCCGCAATGTTACCATTATCAGCAACATCAGCGAGAGAGTCCCCGAAGAAACCCGCATCAATCAATCGCTTGTATCCTTCGTTGAAGTCGGTACGAAGACCGGGATACTTGCGCTTAACACGCTTCTCAATACGAACGTCTTCGGTGACATTCAGAATCGAGCGATACCCGTCCTTCTTACCATACGCAGCAGGGATCGAAGGATTTTCCCACGCATCAACCGGAGTGTATAGCGCGTGACCAACCTCATGACCCGCGAAGAGAAGATAGCAAACCTTCGGCATATCCTTAAAAGCCGGAAGAGTCAGAGTCCGAGTTTTTGTGTTGAACATCGCAGTATGAGCAGAAGGATCATGAATAACATTCAAATCCTCGGTGGCAAACAACTTGGCAAGCTGATTAAGAGCAGTCAAGTTAACCGGAACAGCGGAACGACCGTGAGCGTTTCGCTCGGGAGCAGTTAGTGCATCAGGGTGGAAATTCATAATTATAAAACCTTTAATCAAAGAAACGAAGAGGAGAAACTCAGAACTAACAGACTAACGAAGCGACCGCGAAGCGCGGACCATCTTATCGTGTGCTAGTCGCGACTTGTCTAGAGAGTTGACACCAGAACCACCAGAGATGCGGACCTTACTGGATCGCTTGAATCCCGCAGAAGTTCTAGTCGGAAGAACATCAATAGAACCACCGTTCGCAAGGAACGCTCTCATCGACTTGGAGTCGGAAGAACCAGAAGACAACCGAAGAGTATGATCGGCAGAAGCACGAGTGACTCGCTTCGCTGCTTTGGGAAAAACGAGGGACTTGAATTCGACCCGCGCAGTCCGAACCTTGGAAGCATCGACAGCAGCAGCGAGTCGGATGTTAGTCGCGATGGCTCGCTTGATCGCAGCAGGGCGATGATGGAGCGGAAGCGACAAGATCCGATCGGCACCAGTTAGAGAATCGTCCCCAACAGCAAGCAGAATATCGGCAAGAGTGGTAAAACGGGCAGTAACGGAAAGTCTGGTCATAATGATTTTTCTCCTCAATCAACGTGGCCAATTATACCGCAGCATACCCTCTAGGGCAACGGGGAGAGGAAAAATAATTCGACCCTAAGTACCTGATTTTAAAGGGGAATTAGACTTTCTTTTCTAGGGGCTCTGTGTTGAGTCTCAGAGGAAGGCTCTAGAGCCCCTGTATTGAGTCTCGCGTTATATGGGGTAAAACCCCTCCAGATATGTGGGATCTAGGCCGCCAAATAGGCTCACGGTTTCCCATGAGCCTAAATTTTAGAACATTTCTAGCCAACTTTTTTTTAACGATCCGCATTATTGGGTTATACATATTCTTAAAGACTCATAAGAATCTTTAATTTAATACAAAATCATTATAGTTAAATTAAAATAAAACCTGATCCGAAGGATCATCATCGACCGTTAGGTCGATGGTTTAAAGATTACTAAAAACGAACAATAAAAGAATAACCTATGATGCTTCTATGCTGAGGGTACTCACGAGTACGCCTCGCTCTTCTGCGATAGCGTCTCTTCATTCCTTGCGTCATCTTTTTTTATACCATCCTTTTCCCCTGATTGTTATGCGGGCACTATCACGCTCGGGGGTTCGTGTAGCCCCTTCTTGCTAGATCGTGTCAGAACGTCTGCCCACCATCTCGCCAATATTTAGACCAGTTTAATCTTTTTTTGTGTGAACATTTGGTTGCATTATCAATTCATTTTATCCATTGCGGTAAATGCTAAATCAACTAGCCAAATAACTACAGTAAATAATATACCAATAACCGAGAATGATGTGTATATCTTAATCTTCAATTTGATCAACTCGTCATTAAACTCACGAACCCGGACCTCCATATCCTGAATTGACCCTGCGTGATCTTTTGAATGGTGCATATTTTTTGATAATGCATTTCTGATCGTTTTAACTTCTTCTTTTGTCAACTCACTAGTGCCTGACATATCAACTATATGTTTTAAATTCTTAAAGTCGTGCCTCAACTCCTTGAGTTCTTGCTCAAGTGCCCCGAATTCTCGATCCGTAATAGACCAAGACCACTTATTAGTGTTGTGCGAGTCGTTTCCGTTTGGCATGTCGTATCTTTGATTACCTTTCCAGCATTAGTGTCCATACCTGCACTGATCATGCAACTAGCTGATCTTGCCTCACCGGCAATAATAAGCATTCCAAACGAAATAACGCCAACAATAACAAACTTAACCATATTACTTAATCCTTCTCTTAATGATATCGTCGAACTCAGGGTAAACTGAAAGATGCTCGGTCAGACTTCGGATATCCTTTGATACATTCAATAGAACTCTTTCATCTAACCGATCATCTTTGATTGAATTTAAAAGAGCAGTAAGAACCTTTGCATTGTCTACAAGATCCAAATGAGTCTCTTTAATATTTTTTGGTTGTGGTGCTACTCCACCTCGCATTTCAGTAAGTGTTCCATTGATAGATGATAAAAGGTTTTTGGTGATCTTTCCTCCACCCGAACCCACGTTTTTATATCGAGAACGATTCTCGTTAAAATTTTTATCTTCATTCGTCAAGCGATGCTTATTTACTGGCTCTTCACCTTTCATCATTCTAAATGTATCTTCTAAAGATGCCATTTAACCATTCCCCTCTCCAGAGTCATCGCCTTCTTCGCTGCTTTTGCGGTCGCTTCTTCGAGGATTCCCTCTTCGTCGAGGAATTCATCGAGGGTCGAGCCACGGTGCGGATTCGTCTTTCCCTTCGTCGCTACTCGCGGGCTGCGCCCGCTCCTCTTGATCATTTCGCTCGCTCCAATTGTCTCTTGCGGCTCCTCTCCAGAGTCATCGCCTTCTCCGATATGCTCAGCCCACTCAGTGCCCCACTTTTCTTTGAGTTGCTTAATTCTTTTATTTAGAGCATTGGTCATATCAGAATCTTCATTAGTTTCACTTTCATCTTCTTCGCCATAAATTTCTTGTAGATGTTTTCTTGACATGTTTTTATTCACCTCTCGTAATCAATAGAATTCTTTTAATTTGTCTCTCAATGATTTCTTTTCTATTAGGCCAGTATATATATTCCTGTGCCAAAGACTCTGGTTTAATAAAATTGACCAATAGTGGTAGAACTAACTTCTCCAACTCTTTCATTTTTTCTGTAGTTTCTTCTTTAACCTGTCTGGCAATTTCATCATCTGTTGATTCGGTATTACTTACCCGCTCCAAGAGAGTATCTAGCTTTCCTTCTATGTTCAGTTCATCGAAATCTAAAAGTGATTTAATTCCCGAAAGCGTAGTTTGAATTTCATTAACTTTATCTTCTAGATTACCAAGACCTTCAACTTTTGTAGAAATTGTTTCTACGGTCTGTGCAGTGGACGAGGCTTCGTCATTAGGTTTGGCATCTACAAAAGATAAACCAAGATCCATATCATAATCATCTATCTCAAACCCTTTTAAAAAATCGTGATCATCCATTATCCTCTTCCTTATCCCTTAGTCTCGGCTCTCTTCTATTATAGTGCTGAGTAACAACTGAAAGGTTTGCTTTATCATTATTTAGCGGGTCATTGTCTTTATGATGAACGTCCTTACCTTCAATCTCTTCGTCTGTTACTTTTTTGCGGACAATGCGCCGAGCAGAATTCCGAGCAGAACGACGAGCAATCTGATCTGGTCGAGAATGGTAGTTTGCATATTCTCTAGCATAATTCCGTTCCTTCAATCCTGCCGCAAGCTCTTGGTAAGTTTTCATTACTATACTCCAAAATGATTCTTATACTGTAATTTTAATCGTTTTTAAAAGACTCACTAGTCTCCCCATACGCTGCTATCTGGGCATCAATATCGCCCTTCCCGTAGACAAGGTGACCAGAACTAAAAGAAGATTCCCAATTTGATGTTATGCTATCTGATGATGACATTCCCTCATCGTACCAATAGGGTGCATATGATCGCAATTTAGTTTTGCTCGTTGATGATATGATTTGGTCGATTAATCCATCTCTCGTTGCGTCAAATAGCGTGATGAAATAAGCCCGTTCAGAACTAATACAAGTAGCAGTTAAATATGTGTTTGGTTGAATGCGGTGTTCTGCGACTCCAGTCAAAATGGTTTGGTTAACATCTATTGATCCTTCAGCTAACACAATAGAATAATCCTCATCGACAGCCCAATCGTAATTAATCGTTTCGCCACTCTCTAGCATATTTAATATTGCTAGTGTTTCTGTAGTAAATGATACTCTTGATGTTGCCATACCGATTTCCTCAAATTTTTAAATGATCATAACGATTCAGAGTATTCCGTCGAGTTGCAAAGGTAATTTCTATTAGTAAAGCCCCACGAGATATGTGGATGTAGTGTTTTGACTAATATCCGCGTCTGTACTATTGTAAGCATAAACACCATCCATACGGACTGGAAGAATCGTGCCTGCCACCACATTATAGAAAAATACATTTGCATTTTGATGTGTATTGTTGCCTCCAGCCATCTTGCAGAATACATTACCCGAAGTGCCGATATACAATCCACGAATGGTTACGGGAAGGTCTTCCTGACCGGGAGTGATGGGATATGCTTTATTTGCAGGAGCATCTAGAGCTTGATGTTTATTTTTAAATGCATCCTTAGTGGGACTTGGAGGATAATTTGAACTGTACGTTCCTTCTGCCATTGTTTTATAACTCCTTGAGAGGTGTATTCATTCTATAATATTTATACACCATTAGCCTTTTTATTTTTGTGCCGTTCCGGCTTTAATTCCTGTCGTGGCAAGATGCCTTCGGGCTCCACGAAGAAACTCGCGAGCTTTTGATTTTGATTCTGGGTTATCCCCACCTTTCATTTGCAAACGCGCAGTTTGTATATTACTCTTTGCTTTTTTCAGCTTTTCTGCGTTCTCTGCAATATTCATGGCAATTTTTTCTCGCGATTTGATTCTTTGCACTCTTACTTGCTTGATATCTTCGGCATCATCTGGGCCCTCGTCAAGTTCGTCTTCTGTCAATTCGGGTATGAGAGATTCTAAAAGATCAAATAGAGATTCACTAATTTCAAATAAAGATTCATCCCTCTCTTGATCTGTAATATTTAAAAGATCCTCGATAGTTCCTAGTTCTGTTTGAAGATCCGCATATCTTTCAGCAAGAACATCTTGCCTAATAGATTCTCTCTCTTGGCTATCTGCTGCAAGAAACGAATTGACCCTTCCGGTCGAAAACTTCATCGTATCATACTCCCTAGAGGTGATGTTGATTCATTGTTATTTAGGTATTTATATTATTTCATATAGGGCACTGCAAACCCCTCGTCGATTAGGATCTGGTTTAATGATATTTCTTGACCCTCAATCAATAATTCCCCAAGGATTCTGCCATACATTCCAATTTCGTCGCCCTTAACAGTTTTAATCACACACTTATTATCAGCTTGCGTGAGCAAATCTTGTAGGCGATCCCTTGCATTAATACCGGCTTCTTTAGATTCCCCACGAACTTCTGGGGTATTTATTCCACGGAGACGAATAGGCTGATTTCTCATCCATAAACCAAACCCCAAATCGAGATCCGCCCACACAGTATCTCCATCATAAACTCTTATTATATTTGCATTATATTCGTACACAGTAAATCTCCTTTAATGATATTTATTTATAAATATAATCACTGGGAGGTTCAAATGTATACAAGTCTAAATTCAGAAATTAAAAATATACTCGATCCAAATGAAACCGAATACGATTCGGGTGAGGACGTTATCACAATATTGGAGTTCATGATGATTGTGGATTCAGGTGATATGCTATTGGCTGAAGAGCGGGGCGAAAGTGTAAAAAACCTTTTCGCAAAAGTGTCAAGTAAGCTGGGGTTCGCCGCAAAGAATAAAAAAAATCTCCTTGGACTCCTTGGTTCTATTGGACAAACTGGAGCAAAGGCTATTTTATATTCGATCCAAGCCACCGCTGGAAACGAAGGCGCAAAAGAAAAACTTGCACAAGTTCTTAAAAATTCTAATGCAAAATCTGAAATTATAGATTTTGTTATTCGCGCAGATGTATTGACCCTACATTTAATCAGTACGCCGATTCATATGATTGATGCGATTGCAGGTTTTGATATTGCAGAAAAGATTAGAGAGAAGGCTGTTGGTGGCGGGGAAAGACTTAAAGATGCTGTTGACTTAATCCAAAAATCTGCAAAGAACCTCGGAAATCCCTCAACTGCACGAAAAGTCAAAAAAAGTTTGAATACAATTAAAAAGGTATTTTCTTTGAAGGCTGTAGAATGAAAAGATTTAACGAAGTATATAAAAATTCTGGTCTAGGCAAGTGGTTCCATAATCAATCTGCTGGGGGAGAACCCGGATGGGATCGTTATGATAGCACAGGAAAGAAATCTGGAAAGTGTGGAGACTCTAAAGACGGTGAACCATATGCTGCGTGTCTATCCAAGCAAAAGGCACAGAAGCTAGGAAAGAAAGGTGTTTCATCTTTTGTAAAACGAAAGAGAAAGGCTCAGAGTTCCGCAGGGAAACCCGATAAGGGTGACGGCGGGCGGGGGTCAAAGCCTATTAATGTCAAAACTGGCGTCACAGACAAAGACCCAAAGAAAAAAGGAATCCAAGAGATGAAGTCATTCCGTGAACTAACAGCAGAACTACAAGAAAAGAACGAACCTACTAATCCCAAGCTATGGTCATCTGTCATTTCGCAAGCCCGGTCCAAGTTTGATGTGTACCCCTCTGCGTATGCTAACGCATGGGCATCCAAGCAATACAAGAGCAAGGGTGGCGGCTGGAAAAGTGTGAAGGAAGAAGAAGTCGATTGTGGATGCGAAGCCTGCTCCGAAGAGCGCATTGACGAGAAGTCTGCTGCATGGCAACGCAAGGCGGGAAAGAATAAAGAAGGTGGATTGAATGCTGCCGGAAGAAAATCATACGAAAGAGAAAATCCCGGCAGCGATCTAAAGGCTCCGGTGTCTGCTGCACAAGCCAAGAAGAGTGGCAAGGGTGGCAAGGCAGCAAATAGACGCAAATCATTCTGCGCTCGCATGGGTGGAATGCCAGGCCCAATGAAGGACGAGAAGGGAAGACCAACTCGCAAAGCTCTGGCTCTACGAAAGTGGGATTGTTAAGATGATCAATGAAGGATATAGTAGACAATCAATAAAAAATATGCCTACGGAAAAACTAGGAACTCTTTATAAGTGGCTCAAGTTTGGTCGAGGGGATGACCACATTAAAAATGGAGATTCCGATTTAAAAGATCGTCGCGATCTTATTGGCAGCGAATTGGGAAAACGCGCTCGAAAGGGTGATGATAATGCCAAGCGACATCTGAATAATCGGTTCAATAATCAGGTCGATAAATATGGAAAGAGTGTCCCGATAAAATCCGCACCACCCAAAAACTCACTACCGCAGAAGATAATGCGTATGCTAAAAGGAAAGATGAAATGAAATCTTTTAAAGACTATGCTGGAATTAGAGAAGAATCCTCTCCAGACTATGACCTACTACTCACAGAAGGCATTAACGATCCCGGTATCTTCAAAGCCGTCTTCATGGCAGGCGGGCCCGGATCAGGCAAATCGTTCATTAGCGGAAAAACCGGACTAACATCTATGGGTCTTCGTGTGATCAACTCTGATGACATCTTTGAAGCTCAGTTGGAAAAGGCGGGAATGAAAGCCACTCCAGAAAATATATGGTCAGACAAGGGGCAAGTCATTCGTGTCGGAGCAAAAGCCCTCACGAAAAAAAAGCAAGAAATATCTATTGATGGTAGGCTAGGGCTTTTGATTGATGGAACAGGAAAGGATGTTGCCAAGATTAAGAAACAAAAAGCCGGTCTTGAACGTCTGGGATATGATACCATGATGATCTTTGTTAACACCACCCTAGACACATCGGTGTCTCGTGATAAGTTAAGGGATCGTTCTGTCGGTAAAGAGAAGGTCACTCAGATGTGGTCAGGTGTTCAGGAGAACATTGGCGCATTTCAGAGAATGTTTGGGGCTAAAGGGTTTATTGTTGTAGATAATACTGAAGGCAAAGACTTTAAGAAAGAGACGCTAGTGGCATACCGAGTTGCCTCTAAGTTTATTACTGCCGAGCCTGAGAATCGTCTTGCAAAAAAGTGGATTGATGCCGAAAGAAAAAATCGTGGAATCAAAACATTAAAGCCTGCCAAGAGAAAGAATTAATATGATTAAAGATTCTGTATTAAATATCGCTCTAGCATATGCCATTATATAATCCCCACATCTTTCATTATTCTTTATTTAAAATTTTTGATATATTTAATAAAAAGGCTGACCGCCTCATTTGTTGGAGTTGGTGATGGATCGTCTACGCAATCTGTAAAATTTTCATATTCCAGAACACCAATTTCATCAAATACATTTCTAACCCTATCAGTGAGAAGCCCGATTCTCTTTACGTTTGGAACTATCTTTGAAAATGCGACATGGGATGATGCTTTCAGAAATGGAGAATCTTTCAACCATTTTCGTATGTTCTGATTATTTTCTAAACCAAGTCTTTCTATGATTGGTTCAGCCGCAGACATTCCTTTATTTAATATCAAACTAGATTCGATTATAAATTCTTCGCGGACCTTTAATTCATTTTCTGTTAAGCCATCCTTATAAACACTCTCTAGCATTTTTACACCAAATGCAACATGCCGGGATTCATCTAACATAATTTTACTAGTAATTTCTTGAATTAATGGTTCATCGAAATTTGATGCCTTCATAAGAGGAAATGATCCAAGAGCAACACCTTCAATCATAATTTGCATCCCGATCACTGAAATGTCCCAATCAGATGTGGACAAAATCTCATCGAAAAGTTCTTTTAATACATGACGTATCGGATAATTATTTTCTAATTTTTCTGTTAGATATCGTTTGTAGGTTTCTGCGTGCTTTATTTCATCCAATGCTTGTGTTGCTGAAAAATATTTTGCTGCCATGTCGGGACAAACTTGAACCAGTTTAGAACATCCAAGAATTCCACCCTGCTCTCCGTGGAAAAATTGGGAGATTGTATACGCATTTCTTTCGACTACTATTTTGTTATAAAGTTCGTCTGAAATATTTTTAGGTGTTTGCATGATGATTTTTTGGTTTTGATTTCTTGCTTGCCTATTATGAATTATTTTTTCCATATCGACATCGACACTCCAGTCGATATCGGTTGTTGGGTTCCATGAAAATTTTTTACTCTTTTCGTATAAATTTACTAATTCATTTTCTTCAGCATCATATTTCCAATTAAAAATTGTCGTTACTGTAGATTCCACCTCAGAATATTCCCCATACTCCGGCATGTGCAGACCAACCTTATTTTCATATTTCATATCTGCATTTATCCCCAATCAATATTCAAATCGTCTGTCACAATATCATTCTCTGGTTCGTCATTGTAAATGTCGAATGTTTCTGGATTTCTTTTTGTCCCAACATAGCACTGATCTTTGATTATGACCGTTTGCGTTGGGTGTTCATCAATATATTCATGCTCTTCTTTTGTTGCAGCATTAATCTCTTTCCAGTTTCCTGTATTGTGTAAAGACTTTGGAATAATTGCCGTGTATGCTGAATTTGAATCGTTCAAGTTCACCATACCAAAACCGTTAGTATATTGTTCACCCGAACCACATAAAGGCCTCACAGCTCCAAAAGGCGATTGAACGTCCGCATGAACGTTCCAAATATTATGCGAGGTATTGGATGTAAATACTCTGGTGTTTCCCGAAGTCCAATATAAAATAGCATTTGCTGAAGCTAAATTATGACCTGATCGTGCGGCTGTCGAATGAACCTCGTCATTAGCAAAATATGTTTTGGCTGACAGTACGACGTGATCTTTCGTTGCAATCCATTTTACTCTTCTCATAGTATTACCAATCTCCTAATAATATCTGATCATCAATCGCCGTTTTTGTTAAAGTATAATTTCCAGATGCGAATATACTTTCCCATGACATTTCCAAATTATCTGAAAAGTCTGGCGCACCATATTCATACCATGTTGGTGTGTGATTTCTCATTTTATTTTTTGATGTCTGATTTACAATTTGGTTGGCAATATGATCTATATCTATTCTGAATAGTGAAATGAAATAGTTCCGACCAGAACTAGTTGCCGTCGCGGTTAAATTTTCATTTGGTTGAATTCTATATTCATTCACCGAATTTACCAATGTCGAATTTTGAAACCTTACAGATCCTTCTAGAACAACAACCGAGTAGTCAGTATCTAAACTCCAATTATAATCAATCGTTTCGCCTTCATCGAGCATGTTGAAAACACAAAGTGTTTCTGTATTAAATGAACATTTCGTCGTTGCCATATTTTTTCCTAGTCAATTTTGGGGTTATTTAAGTTATTCTGTCTCGACTGCCTACTCTTAAAAATCGCATTTTTTATTCTTTCTTCAACATACGCGGTATTGCCATCGGCAGTAATTCCTATATTGATATGATCGAAAACATATTCCTCGTCGTCAATAACAGTAACAATGCAAGTTCCGGTATATGCTTCCATTTTATGTATGGTCGTTTGAATAGGCATTTTTATGTAACCCGTATATCCCTTCCTTGCATCCAATTACCATCACCTCTTTCGTTAGTGAATGTATTGGAAACAGATACGTTAGATGTGTTCCAAAAAATTAAAGAACCCTCAAGACCTGCGGTGTGGGCAAGAGCTAAAGCGTTGAATTTTCCGGGGGTTCCAGCGGCTTGTGATGTATTATAAGATCCACTAGAATACCAAGATCCTCCGCTGCCACCAACACCACCTTCGTCCCCACCACCTCCTCCACCGGCACCACCTCGCATATATCCTGTTGTTTTGTTTATGATATTAATTCGAGTTCCACTTATGGCAGAATCAGTCCAAACATTTGACCTAAAATAAACAACATTTCCACCCCACCCCGCTTGTGTGACAGAATAATCGGGATTCCTTGCCGTGAAGCTGTTTATTTGAGATGATAAAGATGGATATGATCTTCCGGCATTTATCGCATCTCCCTGACCGGCTCCCCCCGAACCAAAACTATCTATGTCTGATGACGTTCCATTCGCGGCATAATTGGAAGATTCATTAACAGTGTGCGGCCACCAGTTATATCCAAGTCCCCCTGTTCCCGGCAACGGAAGAAAAGAATCAGGTGTTTCTGGAATATTCGCGCCAGTTGTACCCGTGGTTACTGCAATGTTTGAAAATTGATAATAACTATATTCTGTTGGATTCGTCGGGAAGTTTCCAGAAGAAATTGTTTGGTGAAGACCCATTCCAGCTCCACCACCACCTCCACCCTCTCCATTTGTTGCCTTTTCTTTAAACCTAACACCACCCATTCCGCCGTATCCACCACCACCTAGAGTGTTTCCACTATTTTCAATTGTTAAAATTGTATCATTGATTGTTCTTTCTGATACTTTGTTGGTGTTGAAGTCGATTAAAATGCAAGGATCGGCAGAAGCGTCTCTGTAATGATGTTCATCTGATCGGGAATTGAGTGCATAATCAGCTCCGGGTGAAGTAGCAGCTAATCCACTGTGATCATTTTCCCAAGAAGAAAATACATCTATTGCTTTTACATGTGTAGCATGTGAGTTTGTTCCAATAGACATTCCTTCGGGAATTTCAATTGTGATATTCAGTGGGGTATCAATTTCGTATGGAGAAGAAGCCGAGCGATATCCAGCAAAAGGATCTCTCGGCACTGTAGCGCCGGATTGATCAGAAACATCAAGAGTGTCTTCGCTGTTTATTGTGTGAACAAAGTCGTCTGGAAAACTTACCGTATAGTAATTTCCATCTGCATTTTTTCTGGACGCAATTGTACTACCGGCTGTACTGTAGGCGAGGGCATTTAAAGATAAATTTAGAGAAAGATTAGTATCTCCAAAAAATGCAGCTACTCCAGACCTGTTTGTGTCTGATATGTTTACACCTAGTGAAATTTTCAAATTAATCCCCTCCATTCATGTGTATTTATAAATTTTGTTGAAGCTAAATATAGATGCCTATGGATTCAAAATGAAATAAACAGAAGAAATATTACAAAGCGGAAGTAATAATGAAACGTTTCAAGGATTACATAACAGAAGCCCCTGCATGGACGAAAAGTGCCTCCGAGCATATCTTTTTTACTGACATTCATGTTCCACTGAGTGCCAAGATGCTCAAGCGTGCGCTCAACACCAAACTCCCACGAGCCACCGTGTTTCATGTGACCAATGCACAATACCTTGATGATATCATCAAGATGCAGGGAAAGCGAAAGTCTCTTTCGGCTGCAACCCAAATGCATCCTACTGTTGTCGCAGGGGGCATCAATGTTGGGGGTGGAATGGTCTTTGAATTAGAAGCTGATGTGATGGTGTCCGCACCTAACGACATTATGTCTCGACCGGATAAAACCGGAAGACGTTGGCTGGAATGGTACATGCTCTCTACTCGTGGGGCTCCTAATGGAGCAGCGATCAAGGAGGCTGCGGAGAAGTTTGGGCAGAAGGAACTCATAAAGCTGATCGAGAAGTATGGCGGACCAAAGCGTGTGAAACCTTATCAAGCCGCTATTGCGTGGTC